CAACAATTTCTAGTGGTGGTGGTGCGGCAATTTCAATTCAAAACCTCAGCACTACAAACAATACTTACTCAACCATTTATTTTACAAACGGCGGCGGCGGTATTGATTCCGCTATTTATGGTCAGCATGAAGTTGGTAATGGAACAGGATCAGGAAGAACTGGATCTTTAGTATTTGCAACGGCAAATCTTGGTGGCGGTGTATCAGAGCGTGTGCGTATTGACTCTACTGGTAATGTTCTTCCTGGGGCGAACGGTACTCAAAATCTTGGATCAACTGGATTGCGTTGGGCTAACGTATACACAAGCGACTTACATCTTAATAACGGAATTGGTAACTACACAATTGTTGAAGGCGAAGAAGACCTATTTTTGTATAACAACAAGAACGGTAAAACTTACAAGTTTGCGTTAATTGAAGTTGACCCAAACACTGCGCCACCAAAAATGAAAGAGTGACATGCCAATTATTGCGGGTAATGGAACAATTGAGGGTGGAAGCAGTTCCCTTATTGTAAAAAATTCTTCAGGCACGCAGATATTTAAACGTGGCATATCCTCCTACGGCGGTAACAACTTTGGATACTACGAAAATAATGCCATTCCAGCTTTTGTGGCGGGGTCTACGTCAGATCCAGGCTGGATTAGCCCTGTAGGCAGTGGAGGTTGGGGCAAAATCAACAACTATTGTGCAACCACGGTTTACAACCGCAACAGTAACTACAACACATCAACCACAAGATTTACAGCGCCTGTAGCTGGGCCTTATTGGTTTGCTTTTACAACGTATCTTTATACAAGCAATTACGTACATCCAATTTTTTCGGTTAATGGGACTTTGACATCAAACTTTAGTTATACACAATACCGCATACGTGGATATGGCATGGTGGCTAATTACCAACAAGATGCTCAGATTGAAGAAGTTATATCCTTAAATGCCGGTGATTATGTTGAAGTGTATTGGTATAGTGGTGGGACATCTTATCATTACCCGTATTACAGCTTGTTTCAAGGGGCCTATGTAGGATGACATTATGCCCATAAACGTCAACGGAACCGTTATTACAGGTGGCACCACAGTGGTTGCCACTGATGCTTCAAGCAACAAAATTTATGAGCAAAGCACTGCGGGTGTGGTCAATATGCCCAGGACTTCGGCTAATGCTGCCCTGACTCCTTTATTTAATGTGGGTATGAATAGTTCATCGGGGTGGACTGATTTGGGGGGTGTAGTACAGTGGACTTACACAGCAGGCAGTGGATATACCAATATTGGTAGCTGTTTTAACACCTCTAATGGTAGGTTTACTGCTCCGTGGACTGGCTTGTATTTGTTTAGACATCACATCTATGCGTATGGGCCAGACAGCACTTACACTTGGTATTTTCATCCGCAGTATCTTGTAAATGGTAGTTACACTACCAGACGGCCTGGGGGCACACCGTATCGCATTAGATGCTACGGCTTGTATGCAAACTACCAACAAGACTCTGATTGCTGTGAATTAATATACTTGACCGCAGGCGACTATGTAGAGGTGTACGCTCCTCGCAGTGGGACTATGCAGGGTTACGGCCCTTACAACACCTTTAATGGTGCATATTTGGGGAACTAACATGGGTTTTAATGTCAACGGTGCCTTAATAGAAACTAGCCAAACAGCTTTGAAAATCACAGCTAATAGTGCTATTGGTTTGGACACCAATGCCAGTGGGTTTGTTACCTTGACAAATCGCCCTACTTTTGTGGCTTACAGCACCACCGGGTGGAATACTTTCTCCGGAGATTCCTGGAACACTCTTGCATTTAATAGTACACTTCGCAACGTTGGCTCTTGCTACAGTACCTCAACTAATAGTTTTACTGCCCCAGTTACGGGTTCTTATTATTTTGAGCATAGTAGCTACCAATACAAAAATCCTAGCTCAAGCGAAGCTAATTATGCGCACCCCACGTTTTGGGTCAACGGCAGTTCTACGCTAAGAATGGCGAGCCAGACTACTAGTTATAGAATACGTGGTAGAACATACTATGGCGGCAACTACTCTTACGATACTCAGATAAACGATGTATTGTATTTAACTGCCGGTGACTACGTGCAAGTGGTTACATATTGCAGTGGAACCCAACAGTGGTATGGGCAGTACAGCCATTTTACTGGATTTTATATAGGATAAAGGATAAACAATATGGCAATGACAATTACAGTTCAACTGGACGATTTAGAAGAAAAATGTATGCGCTATTTGGCAGCTTCTCCGGAAGAGTGGGTACAAAATTTTGTAGTTGCTAGGGTGTTTGCGGCTAAACAAGAAATATATCAAGCTGAGGTGCGTAGGATGACAGCAGATCCTACTATTACTACAATACCCGCAGACATTGACACCGTGGTAGCGCAGGCCAATATTCGTTTTGCCAATGAACAGCCAGAACTACCGGCTATGACACCGCCTGGGAGCTAATATATGACGCAAGCACAAAATGTAGCAGAACTAAGTTCAGACGTTGATTCGTCTGGAATTTTACAAGTAGCGGGTGGTGGCACTGGTGCAGCTACTTTAACTGCCAATAACGTCATTCTTGGTAATGGCACAAGTTCTGTTACCTTTGTGGCTCCTGGTAGTAGCGGTAATGTTTTAACTTCAAACGGTACCACATGGGCTTCTTCTGCTCCTGTTTTTCCTAGTGGAACAGTTTTGTTGTTTTACCAAGCCGCTGCACCTACAGGGTGGACTCAAGTAACTACACAAAACAATAAAGCCTTGCGAGTTGTATCAGGCACTGGAGGCGGCACGGGCGGTTCTGTAGCTTTTACTACTGCTTTTACTAGCCAAGGTGTTGCTGGAACAGTATCGACAAGTGTTAATGCGTTTACCCCTAGTGGTTCAGTATCCACATCAACCAGTATTAATAACACAACTGCTGGTGGTTCCGTATCAGTTTCTTTAGCAAGCGGTGGTTCGGTTTCTTACTACACCTTATCAGTTTCAGAAATACCAGCCCATAACCACAACATTGTTGGTTATCAAGTACTTGGTGGCGGTGGTTTGCCACAATATTCTGCGACTTCAACAAATGCCGCTAACTGGCCATCCGATGCTAATGGCGGAAGTGGCTCACATAATCACGGATTTACAAATCCAAGCTATTCAGGTTCTTTTAGTGGTTCTGCGCACAATCACACCGCTTCTTCATCAAGCTCGTTTTCTGGTAATTCTGTAACACCGACAGCTTCTAGTAGTTTTTCAGGTACAGCAATTAATTTAGCTGTGCAATATATTGACATCATCATGTGTAGCAAAAATTAATTATGGAACTTAAAAAAGGTAGTTTTTGCCCGTTTATCAAAAAAGAGTGCATTCAAATGCAGTGCGCCCTTTTTACTTGCGTGCGGGGTGTTGATATGAATACCGGAAAAGAACTAGATGAATGGGGCTGTGCTATGGGTTGGCTCCCCATGCTTTTAATTAACTCCGCAAACGAATCTCGTAAAACATGTGCGGCTACGGAATCATTTAGAAATGAAATGGTTGACCAAAGCAAACAGACTCAACAAGTTTTACTGGCTGCTGCGCAGATGGCTAATCAGCCTTTTGTACTGGAGAATAAATAATGAGACTAACAATTGTTATTCCTGATAAAACAGTTTGTAAAGACAGTTTTTGTATATTAAATCTTTCTTGGGAAGGAACCCCTATTACTGTTCATGCGCTTCAGTGGTATGAAGACCATGGCGAAATAGAATTTAATAATGGTGACCCAAACCAAAAAATAACCGAATTGCCAGATTGGGCATTAAATGCTGTTGCCGCATGGGATGCTGTATATGTTCCGCCGGTTCCGCCGGTTCCGCCAACACCTGCCGAAACAAACAAATTTACCGCAAGTGGGCTTTTGTACCAAACGGACTGGACAACTATTTCAGATGTTTCCGACCCAACAAAATCAAACCCGTATTTAACTAACGTACAAGACTTTTTAAATTTTAGAAATACTGTGCGTGCTGTGGCTATTAATCCTCCAGAAACACCTTTTGATTTTCCACCTATACCAAAAGCTCAATGGTCGGGTAGCTAAATGTTTTCTGACATCCCATATGCCGGTGCCCCGTTTGCCTCGCTAGGTGGGACAAGTGTAGTCATTGATTTAACAGGTGTAAGCGCCGTAGGTCAGGTTGGAACCGTAGATGTTCGGACTGACCAAATTATTGATGTTACGGGTGTAAGCGCTGTTGGTCAGGTAGGCACAGTTGAGGTCATAGCAACCGCAAACGTATCTCTTACAGGCGTTTATAGCCCAGTTTTAGCTAATCCAGTAGTTGTAGAAGCCGATAGCAATACGGATGTAACTGGTATTTATGCAGTTGGTCGGGTAGGCGATGTAACTGTTGTTGCTGATGCCACAGTCGATTTGACGGGTGTGTACGCTGTAGGGCGAGTCGGTAATGTCACGGTAGAGGCAGATGCTGTAGTCGATTTAACTGGAGTCTATGCCGTAGGTCGAGTTGGTAATGTAGACGTATCAGGTAGCGTAGTTGTTGACCTAACTGGAGTGTACGCTGTAGGGCGTATTGGCAACGTAGACATCTCAGGCGGCGCAGTTGTTACGGTTACTGGGGTTGCTGCGATTGGAGTTACTGGCTCGGTTACGGTAACGGGTAGTGTAGTTGTAGACCTAACTGGTGTATCAGCTGTAGGCCGACTGGGTAACGTAGATGTATCTGGCGGGGCTACCGTCTTTGTTACGGGTGTTTATGCAGTAGGTTTAATTGGCAACGTCTCGATCTCAGGAAACGCTGTAGTAGACGTGACAGGCGTGAAGGCAGTTGTTAAACTTAAGGTTGTAAACGTTTGGGGTGATATTGATACCGACCAAACACCAAATTGGCAAGAAATTAACCCTGGTGCTGGTTCTGGATGGACTGAAATTACCCCAAGCCAAACGCCTAATTGGACTGATGTTTTGGTGCCTTCGGGCTTTGATAATTAAGGATAGATTATGGCAAGTACCTTTTCAACCACACTACGCTTAGAGCTAATTGGCGATGGCGACCAGTCAGGTATCTGGGGTCAGACTACTAATACCAATCTAGGCACCCTTCTAGAACAAGCCATTACTGGCGTGGTCAGTATTACTATGACCGATGCCAACTACACACTAACTAACTTTAACGGCGTATCCGATGAAGCTCGCAACGCTGTTTTGGTGGTGAGTGGTACAAATGCTGCAGTGCGGGATATTATTGCCCCACTGGTTGAAAAGCTCTATGTAGTCAAAAACAGTACTACTGGTGGATTTGCCGTCAATATTCGTGCATCCAGCGGGTCGTCTGTATCCGTGCCTAATGGTGCCACTGTTTGGGTCTATTGCGATGGTACTAACTTTAATGCGATTGGTACTGAATCCGTAGGCAACTTTGAAGTCAACGGTAATTTGACTGTTACAGGGAATACAAACGCCGTAGCTGCCACTTATACAGGCAACGTAGTCGCTCTTAACTATTCAACTGCTGGCAACGTCACAGCCACAGGAAATGTAACAGCCACAGGCAACGCAACCGCAACAAACTTTATTGGAGCTGGTTTAACCATAACCTCAATTAACGCATCAAATATAAGCGCTGGCACAATTGCTAATGCTAGAACCACGGCGTCTTCTTCTAATGGTGCATCAACCATTGTTACACGGGACTCTGGTGGAAACTTTACAGCCAATACTATAACAGCTAATTTAACAGGTACAGCTACCAACGCCACCAACGCCACCAACGCCACCAACGCCACCAATGCCACTAACGCAACCAATTCCACAAACGCTACTAATTTAGTTTCTGGTGGAACAATAGCAAGTAACGTTACAGGAACAACTCAATCAATAGGAACAAATAACACTACTGTTGCGACTACCGCATTTGTTGCTACAACCGTTATTGGCGGAGTTTCTCAAGCATGGTCAAACGTAACAGGAAGCAGGTCAACGGGTGTAACGTATACAAACTCAACAGGAAGACCTATTCAAGTTTCTGTAATTATGCAGCAAAGTAGCGGTTCCACTCCAACTGATGCCCTTTTTGTTAGTGGATTAGTAGTTTCAAAACAAACACACGTTGTTAACGGTGATTCACAGACTTTATCCGCTATAGTTCCAAACGGTAATACATATGAAGTGTCAACAAATCCAGATACTACTATTGAACAATGGCTTGAATTGAGGTAATTATGATTAAAGAAATTAAAGATTCCATGGACGGTGGTGAGTTTAAGCCACGCCATACGATTGAAATCTACTGCCCTAACTGTGGGTACGATGTTTCTGAAGCCGAGCTAGCTGCCAAAATGTGCAGTGATTGTGGGCATAGCCTTGAAGAGCCAGAGCAGCATGTATCAATCGTGGTAGCCAATATGTCGTTTGGCGGTTCAACCCTTTGAGGCAAAGAACAGTGAGATATGTCAGACGAACTCGGATTGGGCGCTGGTGCCAAGGGGATCAGCGAGGGGTTTAAGACTGGTCGAGAGGCTGGCAAAGAAATTGGTAAGAACATCGAGGATGTTCAAAAGGAGGCAATAGATCTAGCAAGGCAGAAGGCGCAAGCAAAGATACGAGAGCGCAGGGAAGCTGAGCTAAAGAAGTCCAGAGCAATATATAAAGCCCTTGAAGAGTACCGTCACAAAAAGAAAATAAGTGACGAAGAGTACAAGCTGAGGGTTGATTTTATTAAGCAGCACGGCACCAAAGAGTGGCAAAAGGTGCTAGACATCAAGACCGAGATTGAGCGGCTTGAGAAAGAAGATCAGAAGTATTTTGATGCAGAGTTGGCAAAGGTTAAATGGGTGCAGTTTTGGTGCTTTTTAGTAGCAGCCTGGATTGCTTATTACGTTGTATGGGGGAGTAAAAAATAATGCTTACACTAATATCCACAGCGCTGTCCTTCCTGATGGGGGGCCTGCCTAAACTACTGGACTTTTTCCAAGATAAAGGCGACAAAAAGCATGAGCTAGCCATGGCTGCCATGCAGATGGAGCGGGAACTAAAACTTATGGAGGCTGGTTATGCAGCCCAAGCCCGTGTAGAAGAGATCCGTACCGAGCAAGTATCGATGGAAACTCAAGCTCAAGAACGCACGGCTATGTACAACCACGACATCGAGATTGGTAAGGGTGCGTCCCAGTGGGTTATTAATCTACGTGCCTCGGTGCGCCCGATGGTGACTTATCTGTTTGTAATTCTCCTAATCATCGTAGACATCGCCTCGATCTGGTGGGCGTGGTCTTCTGGAGCTTCATTTGTAGAGTCTATGGACAAAATTTTTGATAGCGATGAGATGCAAATTTTGTCTTCCATTATTGCGTTTTGGTTTGGGACTCAGGCATTTTCTAAGAAATGAAAGTAAGCGATAAAGCCATCAAGATGATTAAGCACCACGAAGGCGTGCGCCAAAAGCCGTATCGTTGCCCAGCAAAACTATGGACGATTGGGGTGGGCCATGTACTCTATCCACGCCAAGGTGCTCTAAAGATAGATGAGCGGGATGCTTACCCACTAGAAGAACGGGATAACCGCACCTTTTCAATGGAGGAAGTAGATGACATTCTTCGAGACGATCTTAATCGCTTTGAACGAGGTGTTGAACGCTACTGTCCCGTTAAGCTCACTCAAGGTCAGTTCGATGCTCTTGTTAGCTTTAGCTTTAACGTTGGGCTTGGAACATTACAGCGCTCAACCCTCCGTCAGAAGGTTCTGCGTGGGGATATGGAAGGCGCTGCGGAAGAGTTCTTGAAATACACGCTCGCTGGCGGTAAAGTACTAAAAGGCTTAGTTACTCGTAGAAACGATGAACGAGCATTATTTTTATCCTAGGGTAAACCAGTATGCCATTACAAAAACTCCAATTTAGACCAGGGATTAACCGAGAAGGTACGGACTATTCCAACGAAGGTGGTTGGTATGCTTGTGACAAAGTGCGGTTTCGCTCAGGTTTTCCTGAAAAGATTGGTGGTTGGATTCGGCTATCTAATGAAACCTTTTTAGGTATTGCCCGTGCGCTGTGGAACTGGGTAACTCTTGCTGGCGCAAATTTATTAGGTGTTGGCACAAACCTAAAGTACTACATTGAATTAGGCGGTGACTACAACGACATAACGCCAATCCGAGTTACTTTTACAGCAAACTCATCCCCAAACACAGTGAATTGCATTGCTACGACCAATGGCTCTAATGTAGTAACTGTAACTTTAGTCGGTTACGGAGGCTTAACAAATGATTTTGTAACGGTTTCTGGTGCTAACGCAATTGGGTCAATTACTGCCGCAGATTTAAATAAAGAACACCAAATTACTTATATTGATACATCACGCTTTTCTTTTGTGGTTGCAAATACCGCTAATACAACGGTTACGGCTGGCGGTGGAAATACAATCAGCATGGCGTTTCAAATACAGACTGGCTTAGATACTTTTGTTGTAGGTACTGGCTGGGGCGCAGGAACTTGGCCTTCTTATATTACAAGCACTTTAACAGACCCTTTTACTTGCACAAGCCCTGGTACTACCGTCACTGTAACGCAAACTGCTCATGGGCTTTCTAACGGTAACTATGTGGCGTTCAACAGCATTTCTGGTAATGTTTGCGGTATAGCTTCTGCCCCGTTTATTAAGGCACTGCCGATTACGGTGGTCAATGCAAATGCTTATACTTTCTCAACGATTATTGGATCTAATACATACACCACCTCAGATAACGGCCCAACTGGCGGCACGGTTGTAGTTTCTACGCCTGTAGCTCCTGTGCGTGGTTGGGGTGCTGCAGCTGATGTGGGTATTGGTCAACAGCTTCGTTTATGGACTAATGACAACTTTGGTGAAGACTTAATTATTGCCCCTCGTGGTGGCGCTATTTATTACTGGGATGCAACCCTTGGCGTAACCGTTCGGGCGGTAGAATTAAGCACACTAGCTTCTTCTAGTACCGTTCCTAACACGTCTTACACCTATCAAGACTTTGTGCCAAATCAAACCAATCAAATTATTGGCTCTGCTATTCAGCGTTTTGTTATTGCGTTCGGTGCAAATCCATACGACCCAACCAACCCAACCACTACATTTGACCCACTATTAGTTCGTTGGTCAGACCAAGAAGACCCATTTACGTGGGTTCCAGACGCTACTAATCAATCGGGTGAGTACCGCCTTAATATTGGTTCTTTTATCATGTGCGCAGAATCTACCCGCCAAGAGATTTTGGTTTGGTCAGACGCTGCTATTTATTCCATGCAGTATCTTGGACCACCCTACGTTTGGGGTTTCCAGTTGTTACAAGACAATATTTCCATCATGGGACCAAACGCTGCAATTACAATTAATAACGTAACTTACTGGATGGGAACGGATAAGTTTTTTGTCTATTCAGGTCGAGTTGAAACCCTACCTTGCTCGCTGTGGCAATACATTTTTGACGATATTAATAAAGATCAAGCTTTCCAAGTTTTTGCTGGTTCTAATGAAAGCTACAGTGAAGTTTGGTGGTTCTACTGTTCAAATGGCAGTAATATAATTGATAAGTATGTAATCTATAACTACCTAGAGCGTGTTTGGTACTACGGTTCTATGAGTCGTACGGCATGGTTAGATTCACCATTACGGCGGTACCCAATGGCAGCGGATACTACTAACTATCGTATTCTGTATCACGAAGCTGCGGTTGACGATGTATCAGGATTAACCCCAGTGCCTATCAATGCGTACGTCCAATCTTCTGACTTTGATATTGGGGATGGTCATAACTTTGGGTTTGTATGGCGTATTCTGCCCGATATTAACTTTAACGGCTCTAACGTCAATAACCCTTATGTAACAATGCAAGTTAAACCCCGTAGGAACTCAGGAACGCCTTATGGCGCATCGGATGACCCTCAAGTAACAAGCGCAGATGATTTTTCGGGTGCGCCAACATACAACATTCAAGAGTTTACAGGTCAGGTCTATACCCGGTTAAGAGGACGTCAGTTAGCTTTTAGAATTGAATCAGACAGTCTAGGGGTATCTTGGCAGTTAGGTAGCCCCCGAATCGACATTCGTAATGATGGAAGACGTTAATGGCTGACCTAAACCTACGCCCGTCAAAAGCACCTAACCTGCTAATTGCGCCGGTTCAGTATGCGCAAATATATCAAGATCAGCTAAATAACGCTTTACGCCTTTACTTTAACCAAGTCGATAATTTTAGCGGTACATTACTTAGTCCAAACGGTGGGCATTATCTTGAGTTTCCCCATATCGCTGCGTCCGATAACACAGACCAGCTTGCCACTGCCTCAGATACCCCTACAGTAGTTGCATGGAATACGTTAAATAGTGGTAGCGGATTTACTTTCGCCGCCCCTGGCACCGCCACCGCTGAAGTATCTGGGATATACAAAATTGCGTACGGGTTACAGTTAGCTAATACCGATAACGCTGCCCACGATGCAGCAGTGTGGCTAAAGATAGACACGGGTTCTGGGTTTGTAGACGTACCTAACTCTGCAATTATTTTTACTTTGCCACCTCGTAAAAGCGCTGGAGTTCCTTCATATTTACTTGCGTTTTCAGAAATAGTGTTTTCAATAAATGCTGGAGATAAAATAGAATTGTACTGGGCGACTAATCAAGCCTACGATACCTCTCCTGCAACAGATGGGGTTTATATAGAACATTTGCCTGCGCAAACGGTACCTTACGCCAGACCAGCCATACCATCTGCAGTTGGCTCAATAACCTTTGTTTCTAGGCTTCCAACTACGGCGTAAGAATGATAAAGTACTGTTTAAATTAGGCGAGGTATATCTATGGGAACCGGTGTAGGCGAGGCAATGTTAATTGGTGCCGCTGTCGGAGCGACGGCAGGTGGTGCTGGTGCGGCTATTCAGGGGGGAGACCCACTTAAAGGTGCTCTGATGGGCGGTGCTACTGGCGCTATTGGCGGGGGTCTTGGTAGTGCTTTTGGCGCTACGGCTGGTGCTACTTCTGGGGCTACTTCTGGGGCTACTACTGGCGCAGGTACGGGTGCGGCTACTGGGGCTGGTACGGGTGCGGCTACTGGGGCTACTACTGGCGCAGCAACGGGTGCTGGTACGGGTGCTGCTACTACTTTTGTTCCATCTAGCACCGGGTTGATGGCGCTTCCTGGGGAAGCCGGTATTGCTGCATTACCTTCTGCTTCCAGTGCTGGGGTTTCTCCAT